AATAAAAAAACTGCTACTTGCGCCAACAAGTAACAGAAAAGTATTTAAGAAATAAAATTCAAGTTAAATATAAAACGAAAAACGGAGGAAGTCAAGATGTATTACGAAATAGGCGATGTATGTCAGAAGGTAATTAATGTAGACGGATTTGATTTTAAATTAGCAGTTAAGAAGAAGGACCACAGCATTCTGGTGAATATCTTAGATTTAGAAGATAAGTTTATCGACGGCATAAACATAACTAATGAGAACGATCTATACACAGCATTAGACATATTAAATCAATCTATTTACGAATGGATTGAAGAAAACGCAGATGATTATGACAGACTAATTAACTTAGTCATGAAATGGTAGGTGCGATATGAAACCACATAAATTTAAACGAATGGCAATTGACTTAATAGAACGTGTACAAAGCACTTCTTATCAAGTTGATTATAAGTACAACGTTATATGGGTCTGGCACTACAGCGATGACTATTTAGGAAAAGTCGCATCAATAAATATGCACAACAATGTAGATGACGATAACACAATATTGGCTAGATACGAGAAAGCTAAAAAGATGCTAGCGGGGGAGGTGTTAAGCGATGGCTAATCTATATGAGTTATCAGAAGCATTTAAAGAGTTGTCTAATCAAGATGAATTAGACCAAACATTATTAAAAGACACATTAGATTCTATTCAAGCAGAAATGAATGTCAAAGTAGATAACATTGTCAATTGGAGACGTGAAACTTTAGGTGACATAGATGTCATAGATAAAGAGATTAAACGACTTCAAAATTTAAAAAAACAAAAACAAAATTTAACTGATCGATTAAGAGATTACTTAAAAGAAATGTTAGAAACACAAGAAGTAGATAGTTACCGCACAGCTACTAATCATATTTTTAAACGCAAAAACGGAGCTAGTAAAAATATTATCGATGAAAAACTTATTCCAAAGGATTATTGGCTATCACAAGCCCCGAAACTTAATTCTAAGCAACTAATCGATGATTTGAAAGCTGGGAAAGATATTCCTGGCGTTGAATTAAAGGTAACAGAAAGTCTGGTGATTAAGTGATGAATAAATCAGAAACAGTTGTTGAAATAAATAAAGCTATGGTTGCATTTCGCAAGGAAGTAAAACAACCGCTCAAAGATAAAAACAATCCATTTTTTAAATCAAAATACGTACCTCTTGAGAACGTTGTAGAAGCCATTGACGAGGCCGCAACACCTCATGGACTGTCTTATACTCAATGGGCTTTGAACGATGTAGACGGGCGCGTAGGAGTCGCTACAATGCTTATGCATGAAAGCGGTGAATATATCGAGTATGATCCTGTATTTATGAATGCAGAAAAGAATACGCCACAAGGAGCAGGCTCGTTAATAAGTTATCTTAAACGTTATTCGCTATCTGCGATTTTCGGTATTACTAGTGACCAAGACGATGACGGAAATGAAGCAAGTGGAAAAAATAATAATCCAAAACAGCAAACTAGAACGCAATGGGCAAGTAGCGAAACTATAGGGATTTTAAAGAAAGAGGTTATAAGTTTCACTAAATTGATAAAGGGCACGGATAAAGAAGCGCCACAAAATATAGTAGAACAAAAATTCGACATAAATAACTATAAATTAACAGAAAAACAAGCAGCAGAAGCTATTCAAAAAATACGAAATAACGCAAAAACAATTACTGGAGGAAAACGATAATGTTAAACAGAGTAGTTTTAGTAGGACGCTTAACAAAAGACCCAGAATTCAGAACAACGCCAAACGGTGTAAGTGTAGCTACTTTCACTCTTGCAGTCAATAGAACATTCACAAACGCACAAGGAGAACGTGAGGCAGATTTTATTAATTGTGTAACTTTTAGAAAACAAGCAGATAACGTGAATAACTATTTATCAAAAGGATCATTAGCTGGTGTTGACGGTCGCCTACAATCACGTAGTTATGAAAATCAAGAAGGTCGTCGTGTATTCGTTACCGAAGTTGTATGTGACAGTGTCCAATTCCTAGAACCGAAGAATAACAACCAACAACCAAACAACAATTACCAACAACAAGGACAAACACAATCTGGCAATAACCCTTTTGATAACAACGCAGACTCTATAGAGGATCTTCCTTTTTAGGAGGCGTTAGATGAACGAATTATGGAAAGATGTTGTAGGTTACGAGGGCATATACGAAGTAAGCAGTAAAGGTAGAGTTAGAACTCACAAAAATAAAGTTACTTGGTCTAACCGTTATCAAAAATGGAGGCATTGGAAACAGCGTTATTTAAAAGATAAAACACCTAATGGTCGAGATGTAAGAGTAACCCTTTGGAAAAATGGTAAACGCAAAGATTTTTTAGTCCACAGATTAGTGGCATTCGCCTTTATACCAATGATAGAAGGTAAAATTTGTATTAACCATATTGACGGGAACCCCAAAAATAACAATGTAGAAAATCTTGAATGGTGTAATCACTTGGAAAATAATAGGCATGCATTTGAAACAGGATTAATGCATACCAATATGGCTGTAAAACTTATTAATCATTTAGGTATCGAATATGAATTTATAAGTATGAGTAGAGCAGGAAAATTCTTAGGCAGAAGTCATAGTTATATTAGCGACAAAATAAAAAGTAATCACAAAGATGTTACTGATATACATGGTAATAAATATAAATTTGAGAAGTTGATATAAATGCCAATAATCACCAGTTATATCACTCAAGATGACGGTACAACAACAGTTGTCATCTCGGGTGTTGAATTAGGTAATAAAGAAACATTACTACTTGATAACGGATTTGATGTGGAAGTCGATGTAAGCGTCATAGATCCGTTTCAAATTACCGGCAAGCAACGTCGAAAAATATTCGCGCTTGTCAAAGACATAGAAGAACATACAGGTCAACCAATGGACTATATGAGACATATGTTCATCGAGTTTGTAAGGACTTACTACGGCTATGATGAACGTATTTCACTAAGTAATTGTACGAGAACACAAGCAAGTCAAATCATTGAAGCAACGCTTGACTGGACGTTCTACAATGACATACCACTTAGCTACAAAACAAGCGACTTGCTGAAACAAGATAAATCGTTCTTATACTGGTCAACTGTCAACCGCAACTGTGTAATATGCGGAAAGCCTCACGCTGACCTAGCGCATTATGAAGCAGTTGGCAGAGGTATGAACAGAAACAAGATGAATCACTACGACAAACATGTATTAGCGTTATGTCGCGAACATCATAACGAACAACATGCGATTGGCGTTAAGTCGTTTGATGATAAATATCACTTGCATGACTCGTGGCTAAAAGTTGATGAGAGGCTTAATAAAATGCTGAAAGGAAGAGAATAATGGTTAAATCGATATTTTTACAAGATGGAGAAGAAATTTTTGTTGATGATGAAGATTATGAGAGAGTTAATCAATATATTTGGACAAAATCTTATGTAGATAACGTTAGAAGAATTCACACAAAGACACTCAACGTTAGCTTAAGTGGATTTGTATTAGAAAATGGTTTTCAAAAAATAAAAAATAATGATTTTACCAAAAACAACATCACTTCAATTGGTTATCAACAACGATGGGCAAGGCCTACAAGAAATACTTCGAGTATCTATAAAGGTGTTTATTTAAATCGAAAAACAAAAAAATGGTCTGCTGTAATAAAAATTGATAGCAAATCTAAATATTTAGGTAGTTTTGTTAATGAATGGGAGGCAGCTAAAGCATACAACAGCGCAGTAGATAAATATTGGGACGGACAAGGTTATAAGAATCATAAAAATCAAAATGACTCTATATTTGAATATGAATACAAAACTTACAAAGACCAAAAACGTCGTAGAAGAGGAAAAAGTAAGTTCAAAGGAGTCTATTTAACTCAAAGTGGTTATGTAGCGCAAATAACTTATAAAAGAAAGACATATCATATTGGATGGTCAAAAAATATTTATGAGACTGCTCTCATGTTTAATAAAATTAATTTTTATTTACATGGTTCAGACGTAATCCTTAATGACGTACCTATGACAGATGAACTTAAAGAATTCATATCTAACTGGGAAATACCGGACAAAATAAAAGCGCTGAAAGGAGAAGACAATGGGAGAAGTATCGTGGATAAAACTTAAAGTTGGCATGTTTGATGACAGCAAAATCAAATATATCGAAGCTTTACCTGAAAGAGATACGATCATAACTATTTGGGTTAAGTTGCTAACTTTATCAGGAAAGTACAACGAACAAGGTTACATTATGCTATCTGAAAATTTGCCGTACAACGAAGAAATGTTAGCAAATGAGTTTAGCCGACCTATCAACTCGATAAGGTTAGCAATACAAACTTTTGAGACATTAGGCATGATTGAAAAAGTTAACGGTGTCATAAAAGTGACAAACTGGGAAAAGCACCAAAACATCGAAGGACTCGAGAAAATCAGGGCGCAGAACAGGTTGAGGAAACAAAAGCAACGAGAAAACAACAGAAAATTGCTAAATGGTCACGTGACGTCACGTGACAGTCACGCAACAGAAGAAGATAAAGAATTAGATAAAGAATTAGAAAGAGATAAAGAAAAAGATATAGATAAGAACTTAAGTTCAATTAATAGCGCAACTGACGTTACGCATGAGCAATTTGAGGAATGGTGGAAACTTTACGACAAGAAGAAAGATAAGAAGATGTCTTTTACTAAATTCAAATCATGCTTAAAGAAACATTCTTTTGAACAAATCATGCAAGGCACTCGAGAGTATTTAAAAACTATTACAGACAAACAATATCAAAAGTACCCCAAAACATTCTTAACTAATGAAAGCTATATGAATGATTATAGCGAAGAGATTAAAGAAACTGGCATAGATCAATTGGAACGTATGAAGTACGACGAAAGTTATTGGGATTAGGGGGACATTATGAAACCGCTATTCAGCGAAAAGATAAACGAAAGCTTGAAAAAATATCAACCTACTCATGTCGAAAAGGGATTGAAATGTAAGAGGTGTGGCAGTGAATACGACTTATATAAGTTCGCTCCTACTAAAAAACACCCGAATGGTTACGAGTATAAAGATGGTTGCAAGTGTGAAATTTATGAGGAATATAAGCGAAACAAGCAACGGAAGATAAACAACATATTCAATCAATCAAATGTTAATCCGTCATTAAGAGATGCAACGGTTAACAACTATAAGCCACAAAATGAAAAACAAGTAAAAGCTAAACAAACAGCAATAGAGTATGTACAGGGTTTCTCTACAAAAGAACCAAAATCATTAATATTGCAAGGTTCATATGGAACTGGTAAAAGCCACCTAGCATACGCTATCGCAAAAGCAGTCAAATCTAAAGGGCATACAGTTGCTTTTATGCACATACCAATGTTGATGGATCGTATCAAAGCGACATACAACAAAAATGCAGTTGAAACTACAGACGAGCTAGTCAGATTGCTAAGTGATATTGATTTACTTGTACTAGATGATATGGGTGTAGAAAACACAGAGCACACTTTAAATAAACTTTTCAGCATTGTTGATAACAGAGTAGGTAAAAACAACATCTTTACAACTAACTTTAGTGATAAAGAACTAAATCAAAATATGAACTGGCAACGTATCAATTCAAGAATGAAACACAATGCGAGAAAAGTAAGAGTAATCGGAGACGATTTCAGGGAGCGAGATGCATGGTAACCAAAGAATTTTTAAAAACTAAACTTGAGTGTTCAGATATGTACGCTCAGAAACTCATAGACGAGGCACAGGGCGATGAAAATAGGTTGTACGACCTATTTATCCAAAAACTTGCAGAACGTCATACACGCCCCGCTATCGTCGAATATTAAGGAGTGTTAAAAATGCCGAAAGAAAAATATTACTTATACCGAGAAGATGGCACGGAAGATATCAAAGTCATCAAGTATAAAGACAACGCAAATGAAGTTTATTCGCTTACAGGAGCCCATTTCAGCGACGAAAAGAAAATTATGACTGATAGTGACCTAAAACGATTCAAAGGCGCTCACGGGCTTCTATATGAGCAAGAACTAGGGTTACAAGCAACGATATTTGATATTTAGAGGTGGCACATGGAAATAGAAATTAAATTTAACGAAACGTTTGAGGCACCTATGGGCTCGCCTCGTCCACGCTTTCGTAATACAGGTAGATTTGTTCAAACTTACATGCCTACGTCTTATACAAAGCATAAAGCGTATATACAAGGACAAATGCCTAAGTTGAATCTAGAACATGCACTAAAAATCGAATTAGACTTTTACTTTCCATTGCTTAAATCATGGTCGAAGAAAAAGAAAAGTGAAATGGTTGGACAGTATAAAGTGACTAAGCCGGATATCGATAACTTAATTAAAACAGTATTAGACGCATGTAATGGTCATGTATGGAAAGACGATAACCAAATTACAGAAATAACTAGCTCAAAGCGTTATGGACTAGAACCAAAAATAATCATGCGAGTTGAGGAAGTGATCTAATGCAACAACAAGCATATATAAACGCAACGATTGATATAAGAATACCTACAGAAGTTGAATATCAGCATTTTGATGATGTGGATAACGAAAAAGATGCGCTGGCAGATTACTTATATAACAATCCTGGCGAAATACTAGAGTATGACAATTTAAAAATTAGAAATGTAAATGTAGAGGTGGAATAAATGGCGGGCATAAAAACGAAAGTGAGAATAGACGGTAAATTGATGACGCTTATTGATGTATCGGATAAATACGACATCAAAGTATCGACATTGATTACTAGGTACGACAGAGGGGCGAGGGGGAAAGATTTAATACAAAATGTAGTAAAGCCTAAGAAAGTAAAGGTTGACGGCAAAATGATGACTGTTAGCGAAATAGTTAAAAAGTACAACCTAAGCAAAGGACTAATTAATTACAGGGTAGCAAAAGGGCTAACGGGCGATGCGCTTATTGCGCCACCACAAGAAAAACCCCCTTCTAAATACACTGAATATGAAAATGAGCAGATGAAAAAGAAAGGACTCACGCCCGAAATAGTTAGAAACAGAGTTGCGAAGGGTTGGGAGATGTCGGAAGCAATTGATGCACCTTTCGGCATGAAGCTAAACGACTATAGAGAAATACAAATAACAAAAGCTTTGGAGCGAGAGTGTGAAATGGCTAGGCAACGACGTAAAGAAGCTGAGCTAAGAAGAAAGAAGCCACATTTATTTGATGTACCACAAAAACATTCACGTGATCCGTACTGGTTCGATGTCACTTATAACCAAATGTTCAAGAAATGGAGTGAAGCATAATGAGCATAATTAGTAACAGAAAAGTAGATATGAACGAAATTCAAGACAACGTTAAGCAACCGGCGCATTACACATACGGCGACATTGAAATTATAGATTTTATCGAACAAGTAACGGCACAGTACCCACCACAATTAGCATTCGCAATAGGTAATGCAATCAAATACCTATCTAGAGCACCGTTAAAGAATGGACATGAGGATATGGCAAAAGCGAAGTTTTACGTTGATAGAGTGTTTGACTTGTGGGAGTGATGACAATGACAGATAGCGCACGCAAAGAATACTTAAGCCGATTTTTCGGCTCTAAGAGATATCTGTATCAGGATAACGAGCGAGTGGCACATATCCATGTAGTAAATGACACTTATTACTTTCATGGGCATATCGTACCAGGTTGGCAAGGCGTGAAAAAGACATTTGATACAGCCGAAGAGCTTGAAACATATATAAAGCAACATGATTTGGAATATGAGGAACAGAAGCAACTAACTTTATTTTAAAAGGGCGGAAACAATGAAAATCAAAATTGAAAAAGAAATGAATTTACCTGAACTTATCCAATGGGCTTGGGATAACCCCAAGTTATCAGGTAATAAAAGATTCTATTCAAATGATGTTGAGCGCAACTGTTTTGTGACTTTTCATGTTGATAGCATCTTATGTAATGTGACTGGATATGTATCAATTAACGATAAATTTACTGTTCAAGAGGAGATATAACAATGAAAATCAAAGTTAAAAAAGAAATGAGATTAGATGAATTAATTAAATGGGCGCGAGAAAATCCGGATCTATCACAAGGAAAAATATTTTTTTCAACAGGATTTAGTGATGGATTCGTTCGTTTTCATCCAAATACAAATAAGTGTTCGACGTCAAGTTTTATTCCAATTGATATCCCCTTCATAGTTGATATTGAAAAAGAAGTAACGGAAGAGACTAAGTTTGATAGGTTGTTAGAGGTATATGAGATTCAAGAAGGAGTCTATAAATCCGCATTACACAAAGGTATCAGTTTGAACGAACGTTTTGAAGACGACAATATTTTTCCTACTAAAGCATTCTATATCTTAAACGATGACATGACGATGACATTGATTTGGAAAGATGGGGAGTTGGTAGAATGATGTTGAAATTTAAAGCTTGGGATAAAGATAAAAAAGTTATGAGTATTATTGACGAAATCGATTTTAATAGTGGGTACATTTTGATTTCAACAGGTTATAAAAGTTTCAATGAAGTAAAACTATTACAATACACAGGATTTAAAGATGTGCACGGTGTGGAGATTTATGAAGGGGATATTGTTCAAGATTGTTATTCGAGAGAAGTAAGTTTTATCGAGTTTAAAGAAGGAGCCTTTTATATAACTTTTAGCAATGTAACTGAATTACTAAGTGAAAATGACGATATTATTGAAATTGTTGGAAATATTTTTGAAAATGAGATGCTATTGGAGGTTATGAGATGACGGTCACCTTATCAGATGAACAATATAAAAAACTTTGTACTAACTTAAACAATTTATTAGATAAACTTCACAAAGCATTAAAAGAACGTGATGAGTACAAGAAGCAACGAGATGAGCTTATCGAGGATATAGCGAAGTTACGAGAGCGTAACGAAGAGCTGGAGAACATGTGGCGCACAGTCAAAAATGAATTGCTTGGAAGATACGAATTTTACCGTTTTAGACTTAACGAACTACAGATTGAGAGTAGAGCGAACAAGGCAGTAGCTATAAACATGGGAGCTAAAATCAACGCAAGTGCTATATTGTACCGAATGGACAAATTAGACGGAACAAATGAGTTCTACGAATTTTTAGGACAAATGGAGGATGACACTAATGAATAACCGTGAACAAATAGAACAGTCCGTTATAAGTGCTAGTGCGTGTAACGGCAATGACACAGAGGGATTACTAAAAGAGATTGAGGACGTGTATAAGAAAGCACAAGCGTTTGATGAAATACTTGAGGGTTTACCTAATGCTATGCAAGATGCACTCAAAGAAGATATTTATCTTGATGAAGCAGTAGGGATTATGACGGGTCAAGTTGTCTATAAATATGAGGAGGAACAGGAAAATGACTAACACATTAACAATTGATCAGTTACAAGAGTTATTACAAATACAAAAGGAGTTCGACGATAGAATACCAACTAGAAATTTAAATGACACAGTAGCTAGTATGATTATTGAATTTGTAGAGTGGATTAACACACTTGAGTTTTTTAAAAATTGGAAGAAACAACCAGGTAAGCCACTAGATACACAATTAGATGAGATTGCTGATTACTTAGCTTTCAGTTTGCAATTAACTCTGACTATTGTTGATGAAGAAGATTTGGAAGAAACTACTGAGGTTATGGTTGATTTGATTGAAAATGAAGTTACTTTACCTAAACTACATTCAGTTTATTTTGTTCATGTAATGCATACGCTAACAGAACAATTTGTAAAAGGTATTGATAATAGCATTGTACAAGTTTTAATAATGCCGTTTTTGTACGCCAATACTTACTATTCTATCGACCAACTCATTGACGCATACAAAAAGAAAATGAAAAGGAATCATGAAAGACAAGATGGAACAGCAGACGCAGGAAAAGGATACGTGTAAAGACATCTTAGATCGAGTCAAGGAGGTTTTGGGGAAGTGACACAATACCTAGTCACAACATTCAAAGATTCAACAGGACGCAAGCATACACACATAACTAAAGCTAAGAGTAATCAAAGGTTTACAGTTGTTGAGGCAGAGAGTAAAGAAGAAGCGAAAGAGAAGTACGAGAAACAAGTTAAAAGGGATGCAGTTATTAAAGTGGGTCAGTTGTTTGAAAATATAAGGGAGTGTGGGAAATGATTAAAAAACTTAAAAATATGGATGGGTTCGACATCTTTATTGTTGGAATACTGTCATTATTCGGTATAACCGCATTGCTACTTGTTGTCGCATTGCCTATCTATACAGTGGCTAGTTACCAAAACAAAGAAGTACATCAAGGGACAATTACAGATAAATATAACAAGAGACAAGATAAAGAAGACAAGTTCTATATTGTATTAGACAACAAACAAGTCATTGAAAACTCCGACTTATTATTCAAAAAGAAATTTGATAGCGCAGACATACAAGCTAGGTTAAAAGTAGGCGACAAAGTAGAAGTTAAGACGATTGGATATAGAATACACTTTTTAAATTTATATCCGGTCTTATACGAAGCAAAGAAGGTAGATAAACAATGATTAAACAAATATTAAGACTATTATTCTTACTAGCAATGTATGAGCTAGGTAAGTATGTAACGGAGCAAGTATATATTATGATGACGGCTAATGATGATGTAGAGGTGCCGAGTGACTTCGCAAAGTTTAGTGATCAGTCTGATTTGATGAGGGCGGAGGTGTCAGAGTAGATGATGTGGGAAATAGTTGCTATCGGTATCCTTATATTAATTACATTACTTTATGTAATATATACAGACAAAATTGAAGTGAGGGAGAAGATTGATGAATTAAAGCATGACATAAAAAGGAATGAAAAATTATTTGAAAATTATAAGAAAGAAAACAGACCAATCGAATATATTGTTGAGTTATATGATGGTGTGTATTTACAAGAAGAATATACAGGAGCATTTTCGAAAATGATAACACTTACTACAACTAGCAATGTTTTTGAAGCTAAATCATATGACAATTTATTTTTAGCTAAAATAGATGCTGAATTTCTGAGTGGTCGTGTATTAAAATATAAGCCGAATTTAGAGGTGATTGAATAGATGATGTGGTTCATCATAGCAATTATATTACTAGTCATCTTATTGTTTGGTGTAATGTTGCAAGCTGAACAGTTAAAAGGTGATGTGAAAGTTAAAGAGCGAGAGATAGAGATATTAAGAAGCAGATTGAGACACTTTGAAGATTAAACATATTTGTACGGAGGGTATTCATGACTAAAAAGAAATACGGATTAAAATTATCAACAGTTCGAAAGTTAGAAGATGAGTTGTGTGATTATCCTAATTATCATAAGCAACTCGAAGATTTAAGAAGTGAAATAATGACACCATGGATTCCAACAGATACAAATATAGGCGGGGAATTTGTACCGTCTAATACATCGAAAACAGAAATGGCAGTAACTAATTATCTTTGTAGTATACGAAGAGGTAAAATCCTCGAGTTTAAGAGTGCAATTGAACGTATAATCAACACATCAAGTAGGAAAGAACGCGAGTTCATTCAAGAGTATTATTTTAATAAAAAGGAGTTAGTAAAAGTTTGTGATGACATACACATTTCTGATAGAACTGCTCATAGAATCAAAAGGAAAATCATATCTAGATTGGCGGAAGAGTTAGGGGAAGAGTGAAATTGGCAGTAAAGTGGCAGTTTTTGATACCTAAAATGAGATATTATGATAGTGTAGGATATTGATTATCTTACTGCGTTTCCCTTATCGCAATTAGGAATAAAGGATCTATGTGGGTTGGCTGATTATAGCCAATCCTTTTTTAATTTTAAAAAGCGTATAGCGCGAGAGTTGGTGGTAAATGAAATGAACGAAAAACAAAAGAGATTCGCAGATGAATATATAATGAATGGATGTAATGGTAAAAAAGCAGCAATTTCAGCAGGTTATAGTAAGAAAACAGCAGAGTCTTTAGCAAGTCGATTGTTAAGAAATGTTAATGTTTCGGAATATATTAAAGAACGATTAGAACAGATACAAGAAGAGCGTTTAATGAGTATTACAGAAGCTTTAGCGTTATCTGCTTCTATTGCTAGAGGAGAACCTCAAGAGGCTTACAGTAAGAAATATGACCATTTAAACGATGAAGTGGAAAAAGAGGTTACTTACACAATCACACCAACTTTTGAAGAGCGTCAGAGATCTATTGACCACATACTAAAAGTACATGGTGCGTATATCGATAAAAAAGAAATTACTCAGAAGAATATTGAGATTAATATTGGTGAGTACGATGACGAAAGTTAAATTAAACTTTAACAAACCATCTAATGTTTTCAACAGAAACATATTCGAAATACTAACCAATTACGATAACTTCACTGAAGTACATTACGGTGGAGGTTCGAGCGGTAAGTCTCACGGCGTTATACAAAAAGTTGTACTTAAAGCATTGCAAGACTGGAAATATCCTAGGCGTATACTATGGCTTAGAAAAGTCCAATCAACAATTAAAGATAGTTTATTCGAAGATGTCAAAGATTGTTTGATAAACTTCGGTATTTGGGACATGTGCCTTTGGAATAAGACTGATAACAAAGTTGAATTGCCAAACGGCGCAGTTTTTTTGTTTAAAGGATTAGATAACCCAGAGAAAATAAAGTCGATAAAAGGCATATCAGACATAGTCATGGAAGAAGCGTCTGAATTCACACTAAATGATTACACGCAATTAACGTTGCGTTTGAGGGAGCGTAAACACGTGAATAAGCAAATATTTTTGATGTTTAACCCAGTATCTAAACTGAATTGGGTTTATAAGTATTTCTTTGAACATGGTGAACCAATGGAAAATGTCATGATTAGACAATCTAGTTATCGAGATAATAAGTTTCTTGATGAAATGACACGACAAAACTTAGAGTTGTTAGCAAATCGTAATCCAGCATATTACAAAATTTATGCGTTAGGTGAATTTGCTACACTAGACAAATTGGTTTTCCCTAAGTATGAAAAACGTTTAATAAATAAAGATGAGTTAAGACATTTACCTTCTTATTTTGGATTGGACTTTGGCTACGTTAATGATCCTAGTGCTTTTATACATTCTAAAATAGATGTAAAGAAAAAGAAATTATACATCATTGAAGAGTATGTTAAACAAGGTATGCTGAATGATGAAATAGCTAATGTCATAAAGCAACTTGGTTATGCTAAAGAAGAAATTACAGCAGATAGTGCAGAACAAAAAAGTATAGCTGAATTAAGGAATCTAGGACTTAAAAGGATTTTACCAACCAAAAAAGGGAAGGGCTCGGTTGTGCAAGGGTTACAATTCTTAATGCAATTTGAAATCATTGTTGATGAACGTTGTTTCAAGACTATTGAAGAGTTTGACAACTACACATGGCAAAAGGACAAAGATACAGGTGAATATACCAATGAACCAGTAGATACATACAATCATTGTATCGATTCGTTGCGTTATTCAGTGGAACGATTCTACAGACCGGTTAGAAAACGCACAAATGTCAGTTCGAAAGTTGACACAATAAAATCTCTAGGATTATAGGAGGGAACAAATGTTAAAGGCAAACGAATTTGAAACGGATACTGATTTACGAGAAAACAGAAATTACTTGTTTAACGATGAAGCTAATGTTGTTTACACATATGACGGGACGGAATCCGATTTATTACAAAACGTTAATGAAGTAAGTAAATACATTGAACATCACATGGATTACCAACGACCTAGATTAAAAGTGTTAAGTGATTATTACGAAGGTAAAACTAAGAACTTAGTTGAGTTAACACGACGCAAAGAAGAGTACATGGCAGATAACCGTGTAGCGCATGATTACGCATCTTATATTAGCGATTTTATCAACGGCTATTTCTTGGGTAATCCAATTCAATATCAAGATGATGACAAAGATGTATTAGAAGCTATTGAGGCGTTCAATGATTTAAATGATGTTGAGTCACACAATAGATCTTTAGGATTAGATTTGTCAATTTATGGCAAAGCTTATGAGTTAATGATTAGAAACCAAGATGATGAAACGCGTTTATACAAGAGTGATGCAATGAGTACTTTTGTCATATACGACAATACAATTGAACGTAATAGTATCGCAGGAGTTAGATATTTAAGAACTAAACCAATAGACAAGACTGACGAAGATGAAGTGTTTACAGTTGATTTATTTACTTCTCACGGTGTTTATAGATATCTTACCAGTAGAACAAATGGATTGAAGCTCACACCACGTGAAAACGGTTTTGAATCACACTCTTTCGAACGTATGCCTATTACAGAATTTAGCAACAACGAAAGAAGAAAAGGGGATTATGAGAAAGTAATCACTTTAATTGATTTGTATGATAATGCTGAATCAGATACTGCTAACTATATGAGTGATTTAAATGACGCTATGTTACTTATTAAAGGTAATTTAAATTTAGATCCTGTAGAAGTTAGAAAACAAAAGGAAGCTAACGTGTTATTTTTAGAGCCAACCGTTTATGAGAATAGGGATACAGGTATCGAAACAGAAGGTTCAGTTGACGGCGGTTATATTTATAAACAATACGATGTACAAGGTACCGAAGCTTATAAAGACCGTTTGAACAGTGATATACACATGTTTACCAACACGCCTAACATGAAAGATGATAACTTTAGTGGCACTCAATCGGGCGAGGCAATGAAATACAAATTATTCGGATTAGAACAACGTACTAAAACTAAAGAAGGATTGTTCACTAAAGGGTTAAGACGTCGTGCTAAGTTGTTAGAGACAATACTTAAAAATACACGGTCGATTGACGCTAACAAAGATTTCAATACTGTTAGATACGTATACAACAGAAACTTACCTAAATCATTAATCGAAGAATTAAAAGCTTATATTGATTCTGGTGGGAAGATTAGCCAAACAACTTTAATGTCTCTATTCTCGTTCTTCCAAGACCCTGAATTGGAAGTCAAGAAAATAGAAGAAGATGAGAAAGAATCTATTAAAAAAGCTCAAAAAGGTATTTATAAAGACCCTAGAGACATCAATGATGACGAACAAGATGATGATACAAAAGATACTGTTGATAAAAAGGAATGATTGTAATTGCCTAACAAAAACACTCAAGAATATTGGGAAGAACGCGGACGCAAAGCAATCGAGAATGAGTTAAAGCGAGATAAAACTAAAGCTGAAGAAATAGAACGTATATTGAATATGATGATTAAGCGCATTGAAAAAGAAATCAATGCGTTTATTGTTAAGTACGGAGATTTTGCAGGCGTTACATTACAAGAAGCACAAAAGATTATTGATGAGTTCGATGTAAAAGCGTTTCAAGAAGAAGCAAAAAGATTGGTCGAAAACAAGGACTTTAGCGATAGAGCAAATGAAGAATTAAAGAAGTATAACACTAAGATGTATGTATCTAGAGAACAGATGTTAAAGATTCAAATAGAATTCTTAATTGCTTATGCAACAGCTCAAACAGAATTATCGATGAGGGAATATTTCGAATCAACAGCTTATCGTGTGTTCAGTGATCAAGCGGGTATTTTAGGTGAAGGTGTACAAGTAGCTAAAGAAGTTATAGATACAATCGTTGATACACAATTTCATGGTGTCGTTTGGTCAGAGCGATTATGGACTAATACTGAAGCGATGAAACAAGAAGTAGAAGAAATAATTGCTAATGTGGTTATTAGAGGTCGACATCCAAATGAATATGTTAAAGATATGCGCAAGCACCTAAACAAATTCGAAGGCACAGCAAGACAAAAGACTGCAGCAATTAAATCATTGCTTTATACGGAATCGGCACGTGTTCACGCACAATCAAGTATTGACAGCATGAAAGAAATTTCACCGGAAGGATATTATATGTATATTGCAAAAATTGATAGTAGAACAACTAAAGTATGCAAGGGGCTTAATGGAGAAATATTCAAAGTTAAAGACGCTAAAATTGGTGTTAATTTCTACCCTATGCATATCAATTGTCGTTCAGATTGTGCATTACTACCTAAATCTATGTGGCCGAAAAAACCAAACAAAAAACGACAAACAAAATACTTTGGAGGAAAAGTGAAAAGCGATGATTGATTTAAAAGTAAAAGTTTTTAAAGGCAAGTTAGCATTGTATGATAGTAAATTAAGTGTTTGGAGGATATTGGTATGAGCAATACTGACAAATACCTTAGAGACATAGCAAGAGAGTTAAAAGGTATACGTAAAGAGTTACAAAAGCGAAACGAAACAGTTATTATTGATGCAAACTTAGACAGCGTAAGGTCGGCAGTATTAGCCAATAAAGAAAAACCGAAATATAACGAACCACTCTTTTAATAGCTAGCACTTAATTGTGTTGGCTATTTTTTATGTCCAAAACGTGCTGATGACATAAAAAGCACGCATGGAAAAACAGTCGACAGACTATAAATGGAGGTATATCTCATGGAAGAAAATAAACTTAAGTTTAATTTGCAATTTTTTGCAGACCAATCAGATGATCCGGATGAACCAGGTGGAGATGGTAAAAAAAGAGATCCTGATAATAAAGAAAATGACGAAGGTACTGAAATAACTTTCACGCCAGAGCAACAAAAGAAAGTTGATGAAATACTTGAACGTCGTGTAGCCCACGAAAAGAAAAAAGCTGATGAGTATGCAAGAGAAAAAGCAGAAGAAGCTGCTAAAGAAGCTGCTAAATTAGCGAAAATGAACAAGGATCAAAAAGATGAATATGAACGCGAGCAAATGGAAAAAGAGCTGGAGCAATTACGCTCAGAAAAACAATTAAATGAAATGCGTTCAGAAGCAAGGAAAATGTTAAGCGAAGCGGAAGTTGATTCATCAGATGAGGTTGTTAATTTAGTTGTAACAGATACTGCTGAACAAACTAAATTGAATGTTGAAGCTTTTTCTAATGCAGTAAAAAAAGCGGTTAATGAAGCGGTTAAGATTAACGCTAGACAATCGCCATTGACTGGTGGAGATTCATTTAATCACTCGACTAAAAATAAACCGCAAAACTTAGCTGAAATAGCTAGACAAAAAAGAATTATTAAAAATTAACGGAGGCATTTAAATGGAACAAACACAAAAATTAAAATTAAATTTGCAACATTTTGCGAGTAACAATGTTAAACCGCAAGTATTTAACCCTGATAATGTAATGATGCACGAAAAGAAAGATGGCACGTTGATGAATGAATTCACAACGCCCATCTTACAAGAGGTTATGGAAAACTCTAAAATCATGCAATTAGGTAAGTACGAACCAATGGAAGGTACTGAGAAGAAGTTTACTTTTTGGGCTGATAAACCAGGTGCTTACTGGGTAGGTGAAGGTCAAAAAATCGAAACGTCTAAGGCTACTTGGGTTAATGCTACAATGAGAGCGTTTAAATTAGGGGTTATCTTACCTGTAACAAAAGAGTTTTTGAATTACACTTATTCACAATTCTTTGAAGAGATGAAACCTATGATTGCTGAAGCTTTCTATAAAAAGTTTGATGAAGCGGGTATTTTGAATCAAGGTAACAATCCATTCGGTAAATCAATTGCACAATCAATTGAAAAAACTAATAAGGTTATTAAAGGTGACTTCACACAAGATAACATTATTGATTTAGAGGCATTACTTGAAGATGACGAATTAGAAGCAAATGCGTTTATCTCAAAAACACAAAACAGAAGCTTGTTACGTAAAATTGTAGATCCTGAAACGAAAGAACGTATTTATGACCGTAACAGTGATACGTTAGATGGTCTACCTGTGGTTAACCTTAAATCAAGCAACTTAAAACGTGGTGAGTTAATCACTGGTGATTTCGATAAGTTGATTTACGGTATCCCTCAATTAATTGAATACAAAATCGATGAAACTGCACAATTATCTACAGTCAAAAATGAAGATGGAACACCTGTAAACTTGTTTGAACAAGACATGGTGGCATTACGTGCAACTATGCATGTAGCATTGCATATCGCTGATGATAAAGCGTTTGCTAAGTTAGTTCCTGCTGATGCAAAACCATCTTCAAATCCAGGAGAAGTTTAATAAATAATTAGGAGTGGTAACATGCCCGAAATCATTGGAATTGTTAAAGTAGATTTTACAGATTTAGAAGATAACAGACATGTCTATATGAAAGGGCATGTCTACCCTCGCAAAGGTTATGATCCTACAGATGAACGTATCAAAGCTTTAGCTAGTGTTGAAAATAAACGCAACGAACAAATGATTTACATTGTAAATGACAAATTAACCAAAAAAGAACTTGTCGAAATAGCAAGTGTTGCTGGCTTACAAGTTGATGAAAAACAAACAAAAGCTGAAATTATCAACACTTTTGAGTCGCTAGAGTAGGTGGTTATATGACTACGCTAGCTGATGTAAAAAAACGTATTGGCCTTAAAGATGAAAAGCAAGATGAACAATTAGAGGAAATTATAAAAAGTTGTGAAAGCCAGTTGTTATCAATGTTACCTATTGAAGTTGAACAAATACCGGAAAGGTTTAGTTACATGATTAAAGAAGTTGCAGTTAAACGCTACAACAGGATTGGTGCTGAAGGTATGACATCAGAAGCGGTTGACGGACGTAGCAATGCGTATGAATTGAACGATTTCAAGGAGTATGAAGCTATTATTGATAATTACTTTAATGCTAGAACGAGAACTAAAAAAGGAAGGGCTGTGTTCTTTTGAGATATGAAGATAGAGTTATTTTTCAATTAGAACAAGTAGCAACTTACAATCCTAAAACTAGCAAAAAAGAAAACACACTAATCACTTATGATGCGATACCATGCAATATTAACCCCATTTCTAGAGCAAGAAAGCAACTTGAATTTGGTGATGTAAAAAACGATGTAAGTGTTCTGAGGATAAAAGAATCAATATCTTACCCTGTTAGCCACGTGTTGGTTAATGGCATTCGCTACAAGATAGTTGATACAAGGATATACAGACACGAAACGTCATATTATATCGAAGAGGTCAATTGATGAATATAGATGGATTAGACGCACTGTTAAACCAATTTCACGATATGAAAACCAACATTGATGATGATGTTGATGATATTTTACAGGAAAACGCCAAAGAATATGTAGTACGAGCTAAATTGAAAGCTAGAGAAGTAATGAATAAGGGTTATTGGACTGGTAATTTATCACGCAATATCAGATATAAAAAAACTGGCGATTTGCAATACACTATCACATCGCATGCAGCTTATAGTGGTTTCTTAGAGTTTGGTACTCGATACATGGAGGCAGAACCTTTTATGTGGCCAGTATATGAGGTAATAAGAAAATCAACTGTAGAAGAATTGAAAGCGTTGTTTGAATAGGTGATAAAAGCATGACACCGAACTTACAACTTTATAATAAAGCGTATGAAACGCTACAAGGATATGGATTCCCTGTTATTTCTCGTAAAGAGATGCAACAAGAGATTCCGTATCCTTTTTTTGTAATAAAAATGCCGGAGTCAAATAGAAGTAAGTACACGTTTGATAGTTATTCTGGCGATACGAATTTAGTTATTGATATTTGGAGTGTAAGCGATGATTTAGGACATCATGACGGACTTGTTAAAAGGTGTATCGATGATTTAACACCTAGCGTTAAAACAAACGATTATGACTTTGAAGAAGATGATACTAACATCGCACAGTTAGTCGATGATACTACTAATCAAGAATTGATACACACATCAGTAACGATATCTTACAAAACATTTTAAAAAACGGAGGAATATTGAATGGCAAATATGAAAAATAGTAATGATCGTATTATTTTATTTAGAAAAGCTGGCGAAAAAGTAGATGCTACTAAAATGCTTTTTTTAACTGAATACGGCTTATCACATGAAGCTGATACAGATACAGAGGATACGATGGATGGGTCTTATAACACTGGTGGTTCAGTTGAATCAACAATGTCTGGTACTGCTAAAATGTTTTATGGTGACGATTTTGCAGATGAAATTGAAGATGCAGTTGTAGATCGCGTATTGTATGAGGCTTGGGAAGTTGAAAGTAGAATACCAGGCAAAAATGGAGATGCTACTAAATTTAAAGCGAAATATTTCCAAGGTTTCCACAATAAATTTGAATTAAAAGCAGAAGCTAACGGTATTGATGAATATGAATATGAATATGGAGTGAATGGTCGTTTCCAACGTGGATTTGCAACACTACCTGAGGCTGTAACAAAGAAACTTAAGGCGACTGGATACAGATTCCATGACACTACAAAAGCAGATGCGTTAACTGGCGAAGATTTAACAGCAATTCCACAACCTAAGGTAGATTCATCAACGGTTACACCAGGAGAGGTATAAAAATAGGGCGTTAAGCCCTATTTATTTTGTTTAAATTAATCATGAATGGAGATTTTAAGTTATGAATGTAGAAATTAACGGAAAGTCATTAGAATTAAGTTTTGGTTTTAAATTTTTAAGAGAAATCGATAACCGATTAGGTTTAAAAGTTGAGCAAGCTTCTATCGGTCAAGGTGTATCAATGTTGCCTGTAGGTTTAGAGAGTGGAAATCCTGTTGTGATTGGCGAAGTTTTAATTGCAGCTACATCTCACTTGAAAAAACAAGCAATTACTATTAATAACATTGATGAAGCGCTAGATGAAATCGCAGAAAATATCGGACTAGAAGAATTCGGTTCAGATATTTTAACGGAGTTGGGAAAGCGACCTATGACCCGAAACCTAGTCGAAGTAGTGGAAGCGGAAGAGAAACCAGTGGAAGCGTAATAACTTACGACAGAATCGTTATAACTTGTATGTCAACACTTGGTATTACAGATTTGAACGTTATTGAGCAAATGACATTAACAGAATATAACTATCGAATGTATGCGAAAGAGTATGAAATGCTAACCCAAGAATTCGAACGTTACAAACTTGCGTTTGCTATTCGTGATGCTGCAGCTACTAAAAATGTTGGGACAGAAAATAAACCTAAAGAGGAATATGTTTTTAACAACGCAAACGACGTATTGCCTTATGAAGAAAATATCCAACGGCTTAACGAAGGTAAAGATATAAGATTTAGTAGCGAACGTGATGAATACGAACCACAAAATAATGAATTCTTTAAAGTTATAGCAGAATTTAATAAGCAATAGAAAGAGAGGTGTTAATGTGACGGAATATAAAATTAAAGCGACTATTGAAGCTAGTGTAGCTAAATTCAAAAAGCAAATTGATAGTGCGGTTAAATCTGTACAAAAATTCAAAAGAGTAGCAGATCAAACTAAAGATGTCGAATTAAATGCTGATGATAAAAAATTACAAAAAACTATCAAAGTTGCTAAAAAGTCTTTAGATGCCTTTAGTAACAAAAAAGTAAAAGCTAAATTAGATGCTAGTATACAAGACTTGCAACAAAAGGTACTAGAATCGAATTTTGAACTAGACAAACTAAACTCTAAAGAAGTTACTCCAGAGATTAAATTACAAAAACAAAAATTGACTAAAGATATCGCTGAAGCAGAAGCTAAGTTATCCGAACTAGAAAAGAAGCGTGTCAATATTGACATCAATGCAGATAACAGTAAATTCAATCGAGTGTTAAAAGTATCTAAAGCTAGTCTTGAAGCATTAAATAGGTCTAAAGCCAAAGCTATTATAGACGTGGACAACGGTGTTGCTAACTCTAAAATCAAACGCACTAAAGAAGAGCTTAAAAGTATTCCAAACAAAACTAGATCTCGACTAGATGTAGATACAGGGCTTTCTATACCAACTATTTATGCGTTTAAAAAATCGTTAGACGCATTGCCAAACAAAAAAACAACAAAGGTAGATGTCGATACTAATGGTTTAAAGAAAGCTTATGCCTACATAATAAAAGCAAACGACAATTTCCAAAGACAGATGGGGAATTTAGCTAATATGTTCCGTGTGTTCGGTACTGTAGGTTCTAATATGGTTGGTGGATTACTAACTTCATCTTTTAGTATCTTAATACCTGTAATAGCGAGCGTAGTACCTGTAGTATTTGCGCTATTAAACGCTATCAAAGTGTTAACTGGCGGTGTACTTGCTTTAGGTGGTGCGGTAGCAATAGCCGGCGCTGGCTTTGTAGCATTTGGCGCAATGGCTATCAGCGCTATAAAGATGCTTAATGATGGCACTTTACAAGCTAGCTCAGCAACAAACGAATACAAAAAAGCGTTAGATGGCGTAAAGTCAGCATGGACTGATATTATAAAGCAAAATCAATCCGCTATCTTCACAACTCTTGCAAATGGTTTAAATACTGTTAAAACTGCAATGCAGAGCTTACAACCATTTTTTAGTGGTATTTCAAGAGGAATGGAAGAAGCGTCTCAAAGCGTGCTTAAATGGGCTGAAAATAGCAGTGTAGCTTCAAGATTCTTTAATATGATGAATACAACGGGTGTTTCGGTATTTAACAAGCTATTAAGTGCTGCAGGCGGTTTTGGTGACGGGTTAGTTAATGTGTTCACGCAATTAGCACCACTGTTTCAATGGTCGGCTGATTGGTTGGATAGATTAGGTCAATCATTCTCTAATTGGGCTAATAGTGCAGCTGGAGAAAATTCGATTACTCGTTTTATTGAATACACAAAAACAAATTTACCTATCATTGGTAATATTTTTAAAAATGTTTTCGCTGGAATTAACAATTTGATGAATGCATTCAGCGGATCATCAACTGGCATATTCCAATCTCTTGAACAAATGACAGCTAAGTTTAGAGAATGGTCTGAACAAGTCGGGCAATCTCAAGGTTTTAAAGATTTTGTCAGCTATATACAAACTAATGGACCACTAATAATGCAATTAATTGGGAACATTGCAAGAGGATTAGTTGCATTCGCAACAGCGATGGCTCCTATAGCTAGTGCAGTATTACGCGTTGCAGTTGCAATAACTGGTTGGATAGCTAACTTGTTTGAGGCGCATCCAGCTACAGCACAATTAGTTGGTGTCATTATAACTTTAGTTGGTGCATTTAGATTTTTAATTGCTCCAATATTAGCGGTAATGGACTTTTTAGGACCATTAGCAGCAAGATTGGTTGCATTAGTAACTAAGTTTGGTTGGGCTAAAACAGGAACTTTAGTATTAAGTAAGGCAATGACATCGTTAAAAGGTCCAATAAAATTAGTTACAGCTATATTCCAATTGTTATTCGGTAAGATTGGATTAATTAGAAATGCTATCACAGGACTAGTAACTGTGTTTGGTATTTTAGGCGGTCCAATAACAATAGTAATTGGTGTAATTGCTGCATTAATAGCTATATTCGTTTTATTGTGGAATAAAAATGAAGGATTCAGAAACTTTATTATAAATGCTTGGAATGCGATAAAAACGTTTATGGTTAATGTTTGGAATGTATTAAAAGCTGTAGCTTCGGTTGTATGGAATGCTATTTTAACAGCTATCACTACAGCAGTATCGAATGTTTACAATTTTATAATGATTGTTTGGAATCAAATAGTCGCTTATTTACAAGGGCTATGGAATGGAATTATCGCTATTGCAACAACAGTATGGAACCTTTTAGTTACAATCATTACAACTGTTTTTACGACGATAATGACAATAGTTATGACGATATGGACAGCTATTTGGACGTTCTTAAGTACAATCTGGAATACGATAATTACAATCGCTACAACGATTTGGAATTTGTTGGTCACTGTAATAACTACAGTATTTACCACAATTATGACTATCGCAATGACAATTTGGAACGCTATTTGGACGTTCTTACAAACGTTGTGGAACACTATAGTTACTGTGGCAACTAAGGTTTGGAACGCTATCACTACAGCTATATCTACTGCGTTACAAGCGGCATGGAGTTTTATTTCTAATATATGGAATACGATTTGGAGTTTCTTATCTGGTATATTAACGACAATTTGGAATAAAGTTGTAAGCATATTCACACAAGTTGTTTCAACTATATCAGACAAAATGTCTCAAGCTTGGAACTTCATTGTCACTAAAGGTATGCAATGGGTATCTACTATAACAAGTACGCTAATTAACTTTGTTAATAGAGTTATTCAAGGATTCGTTAATGTTGTAAACAAAGTTAGTCAAGGTATGACAAATGCAGTAAATAAAATAAAAAGCTTTATAGGAGATTTTGTGTCTGCAGGTGCTGATATGATCCGTGGTTTAATTAGAGGTATTGGACAAATGGCTGGTCAATTAGTAGATGCAGCTAAAAATGTTGCTAAGAAAGCTTTAGATGCAGCTAAAAGTGCTTTGGGTATTCACTCACCTTCACGTGAATTCATGGATGTTGGTATGTATTCAATGCTAGGTTTCGTTAAAGGTATAGATAATCATTCAAGTAAAGTTATCCGTAATGTTTCTAATGTTGCAGATAAAGTAGTTGATGCATTTCAACCTACATTAAACGCACCTGACATTTCTAGTATTACAGGAAACTTAAGTAATTTAGGTGGAAATATAAATGCGCAAGTACAACACACACATTCTATTGAAACATCACCGAACATGAAAACTGTTAAAGTTGAATTCGATGTCAATAACGATGCGCTTACTAGTATTGTTAACGGCAGAAATGCTAAACGCAATTCTGAGTATTACTTATAAAGGAGGTTACAAATGGACATAGAATTAACAAAAAAAGATGGTACTGTAATCAAATTAAGTGAATACGGGTTTATCGTTAACGATATAGTAATTGATAGCATGCAAATCAACACAAAGTATCAAGACAAAGAAAATATGAACGGTCGTATATTAATGGGGAGCAATTATATCAGTAGAGATATAGTTGTTCCTTGTTTTTGTAAAGTTAAAAATCGTTCAGACATTGCTTATATGCGAGATATGTTGTATTCGTTAACGACAGACATAGAACCTATGTATTTGCGAGAAATCAGAAGAAAAGAAGAGTTGAATTACAGGTTTACTCAACCAACTTCTGATGATTACGTGAAATTAGATAAAAACAACTTCCCGGATTACGAATATTCAAGACACGATCAACAAATTTATGTAAATGGTAAACAGTATAAAGTTATTTTTAACGGAGTTATAAACCCTAAACAAAAAGGTAATAAAGTTTCTTTTGAACTAAAATTCGAAACTACAGAATTACCATACGGTGAAAGTATTGGAACAAGCCTAGAGTTAGAAGAAAACAAAAAGGTTGGATTGTGGTCGTTTGATTTTAATATTGATTGGCATGCAGGCGGAGACAAAAGAAAGTATACATTTGAAAATTTGAGCAAAGGTACAGTTTATTATCACGGTAGTGCTCCTAACGACCAATTCAACATGTATAAAAAGATAACAATTATTTTAGGCGAAGATACAGAATCGTTTGTATGGAATTTAACGCATGCTGAAATAATGAAAATCGAAGGGATCAAACTAAAAGCTGGAGACAGAATTGTTTATGATAGCTTCCGAGTTTATAAAAACGGTGTTGAAATAAGTACCGAAACGAATATAGCCCAACCAAAATTTAAATACGGAGCTAATAAATTTGAGTTTAATCAAACGGTACAAAAAGTTCAGTTTGATTTGAAATTTTATTATAAGTAGGTGTCAGAATGACAATAACTATTAAACCACCTAAAGGTAATGGCGCACCTGTACCAGTAGAAACAACTTTAGTAAAAAAAGTTAATGCTGACGGTGTATTAACTTTTGATATTCTAGAAAATAAATATACTTATGAAGTTATTAACGCTATAGGGAAAAGATGGATTGTTAGTCATGTCGAAGGTGAAAACGACAAGAAAGAATATGTAATAACTGTCATTGATAGGAAATCAGAAGGCGACAGACAACTGGTTGAATGTACTGCTAGAGAGATTCCTATAGACAAGTTAATGATTGATAGGATTTATGTTAATGTAACAGGATCTTTTACAGTAGAAAGATATTTTAACATTGTGTTTCAAGGTACTGGAATGCTTTTTGAAGTCGAAGGTAAGGTTAAGTCTTCGAAGTTTGAAAATGGTGGTGAAGGCGACACAAGGTTAGAAATGTTTAAAAAGGGGTTAGAACATTTCGGTTTAGAATATAAAATAACGTATGACAAAAAGAAAGACAGATATAAGTTTGTATTGACGCCTTTTGCAAATCAAAAAGCGTCTTATTTTATTTCTGATGAAGTCAACGCCAACGCTATAAAACTCGAGGAAGATGCAAGTGATTTCGCCACCTTCATTAGAGGATATGGTAATTATTCAGGAGAAGAAACATTCGAACACGCTGGGCTCGTAATGGAAGCTAGAAGTGCATTAGCTGAAATATACGGCGACATCCACGCAGAACCATTTAAAGATGGTAAAGTGACTGACCAAGAAACTATGGATAAAGAATTACAATCGAGATTGAAAAAGTCGTTAAAACAATCTTTGTCTTTAGATTTTTTGGTCTTAAGAGAATCATATCCAGAAGCAGACCCACAACCCGGAGACATAGTACAAATAAAATCTACCAAACTAGGTTTGAATGATTTAGTCCGTATAGTACAAGTTAAAACGATTAGGGGTATAAACAATGTAATTGTTAAGCAAGATGTAACGCTTGGTGAGTTTAATCGAGAACAACGATATATGAAGAAAGTAAATACTGCTGCTAATTATGTTTCTGGATTAAACGATGTTAACCTTTCTAATCCTAGTAAAGCGGCAGAAAACTTAAAATCTAAAGTTGCATCGATAGCTAAATCCACACTTGATTTAATGAGTAGAACTGATCTAATTGAAGACAAACAACAGAAAGTAAGCTCTAAAACTGTGACTACATCTGACGGCACTATCGTTCACGATTTTATAGATAAATCAAACATTAAAGATGTAAAAACAATTGGAACGATTGGTGATTCTGTAGCTAGAGGGTCGCACGCAAAAACTAATTTCACAGAAATGTTAGGCAAGAAATTGAAAGCCAAAACGACCAACCTTGCAAGAGGTGGCGCTACAATGGCAACAGTTCCAATAGGTAAAGAAGCGGTAGAAAACAGCATTTATAGACAAGCAGAGCAAATAAGAGGAGACCTAATCATATTACAAGGTACAGATGATGACTGGTTACATGGTTATTGGGCAGGTGTACCGATAGGCACTGATAAAACGGATACAAAAACGTTTTACGGTGCCTTTTGTTCTGCAATTGAAGTTATCCGGAAAAATAATCCGGCTTCAAAAATACTTGTTATGACAGCTACTAGACAATGTCCTATGAGTGGCACAACGATACGTCGTAAAGATACGGATAAAAACAAACTAGGGTTAACGTTAGAGGATTATGTCAATGCTCAGATATTGGCTTGTAGTGAATTGGATGTACCAGTATATGATGCCTATCATACAGATTATTTTAAGCCATATAATCCAGCGTTCAGAAAATCAAGTATGCCAGACGGATTGCATCCGAACGAGAGGGGTCATGAAGTTATTATGTACGAACTTATTAAAAATTATTACCAGTTTTACGGATAGAAAAGGAGGAAGACATGGATAACAAATTAATTACAGACTTAAGTAGAGTTTTCGATTACAGATATGTAGATGAAAATGAGTATAATTTCAAGCTTATTTCAGACATGCTGACTGATTTTAATTTCTCTCTTGAATACCATAGAAATAAAGAGGTATTTGCACATAATGGAGAGCAAATAAAGTATGAGCATTTAAATGTCACAAGTAGCGTCTCTGATTTTTTAACGTATCTAAACGGCCGTTTCAGCAATATGGTACTAGGTCATAACGGCGACGGTATCAATGAAGTAAAAGACGCGCGTATTGATAATACAGGTTATGGTCATAAGACATTGCAAGATCGTTTGTATCATGATTATTCAACACTAGATGCTTTCACTAAAAAGGTTGAGAAAGCTGTAGATGAACACTATAAAGAATATCGAGCGACAGAATACCGATTCGAACCAAAAGAGCAAGAACCGGAATTTATCACTGATTTATCGCCATATACTAACGCAGTAATGCAATCATTTTGGGTAGACCCTAGAACAAAAATTATTTACATGACACAAGCGCGTCCAGGCAATCATTACATGTTATCTAGATTGAAGCCTAACGGACAATTTATTGATAGACTGCTAGTTAAAAATGGCGGACACGGCACACACAACGCCTATAGATATATCGGCAATGAGTTGTGGATTTATTCAGCAGTGTTAGACGCTAACAACAATAACAAGTTTGTACGCTTTAAATACAGAAGCGGAGAAATGACGTATGGCAACGAAATGCAAGACGTTATGCCAAATGTATTTAACGATAGATATACGTCAGCAATTTATAATCCTATAGAAAACTTAATGGTTTTTAGACGTGAATATAAAACTTCTGAACAACAAGCTAAGAACGCATTAAATTTTGTTGAAGTAAGAAGTGCTGACGATATTGATAAAGGTATAGACAAAGTACTGTACCAAATGGATATCCCTATGCAATACACATCAGGTACGCAACCTATGCAAGGTATTGCTTATGATGCAGGTATCTTATATTGGTACACTGGCGATTCAAATCCAGCTAACCCTAATTACTTACAAGGCTTCGATATCAAAACGAAAGAATTGTTATTTAAACGTCGTATCGATATAGGCGGTGTGAATAACAACTTTAAAGGAGATTTCCAAGAGGCTGAGGGTCTAGATATGTATTACGATTTAGAAACAGGACGCAAAGCGCTTTTAATCGGGGTAACTATTGGACCTGGTAACAACAGACACCACTCAATTTATTCAATTGGTCAAAGAGGTGTAAACCAATTCTTAAAAAACATCGCACCTCAAGTATCAATGACTGATTCAGGTGGACGTGTTAAACCGTTACCAGTGCAAAACCCAGCATATCTAAGTGATATTACGGAAGTTGGTCATTACTATATCTATACGCAAGACACACAAAATGCGTTAGATTTCCCGTTACCGAAAGCGTTTAGAGATGCAGGTTGGTTCTTTGATGTACTGCCTGGTCATTATAATGGTGCGTTAAGACAAGTACTAACTAGAAACAGCACAGGTAGAAATATGCTTAAATTTGAACGTGTCATTGACATTTTCAATAAGAAAAACAACGGAGCATGGAATTTCTGTCCGCAAAACGCCGGTTATTGGGAACATATCCCTAAGAGTATTACAAAATTATCAGATTTAAAAATCGTTGGTTTAGATTTCTATATCACTACTGAAGAATCAAAACGATTTACTGATTTTCCTAAAGACTTTAAAGGTATTGCAGGTTGGATATTAGAAGTAAAATCGAATACACCAGGTAA